GGTTGCTACATCGGCTGTAAGGCTTCCCCCGATGTCTTTGAGAAAGGTCTTTAGTTTAAACAGTGGAATAGAACACTGGGGTAGTACATAGACCTTGTCCTTGGCCACCAGCATAGTGGTATGATCACCAAGGAGACGCTCCTTAATCTTGGCATAGTCCTTTTCTTCTACCTCGTAGAGGGCACCTTCACAGGGCTTCTTCTTGGAATCAGCATAGAGATACCGGTAAAGCCTCCCCAGGAAGGGGAGGACTTTGGTATTCTCATCAAATTGATACTGGTCATACGCCATAGTTGTTATTTTACACTCATTTTCATAATCTGTGGATGCATCATCATAGACTGGAACTTCTGCCGGTCATTCTCCAGTAGACCTTTGACCAGGTAATATTTCAGGTCATTGGTAAGGACATTGTCCGTGGCAATCGTAGTAAGCCTCTTGATGATCTCCTGCGTCATCTCTCCCTGTTTATTCATATGCAGGGCATAGTTCAGGGTTCTTGTAGTAAGTACTGATGCGATATCAGCACGGACTTCATCTCCTTTACCGATATTCTCCAGCATAACCTCTTTGACCTTGTCATAGTCTTTATGGGTCAGGATATTCTTGGGAGTGATCAGCTTGTCTAACTTGTTGTTAATAAACAATGTAAACATAGTAGCAAAGTCAGAACCTACCGATCCCTCACCCATCATTTGGATCATGGACAGGCTGGCGCTAAAGTCCTTAAAGGAACTGATTCCATCAAAGAACTTAACAATAGACCTTGGATCTACTTTATCGGTTACTACTTCCGGATGCATCAACATAAAGTTAATACACCGGCTATCTAACCCGTCAGACTCTGCCCAACGGGCCCAGCAGTCTACATCAAACTTCATGTTTACCGTAAGAAACCTACTCCTTTGGGCCTGATCCATTGTATTGACATGATAGTCCCCGTTATCCGGATTAGTGCTTAGTACGATATGCCAGTCCTTAGGAAGACTCCAGGAGATATAGGTCTGCCTGTCTATGAGTTCCATACAGGCCTGCAGATAGCGCTGGTCTGCCCTGGAATAATCATCCAGTAATAAGATACCACCGTCTTTCATATTGGCTACCCATTCCGGGGGAGCATAGCTCATACGCTTATTGCCGGTAAATTTATAACCTTCCTTCTCATAGGATCCGATAGCCTGCTCATCTATCCAGAGATAGTCATCCTGTTCCTTGCACATCTCAAACTGCCTCAGGGGAAATCCTATCAGGTCTCCCAGCTCCTCAATAGAGGCCAGGTTTAACTTGACCACAGGCAGTTTCATTTGTTCCCCCAGCTGTAACACTACCGAGGTCTTTCCTATGCCGCTTACTCCTTCTACCTCACAGGCAATTGGAATCTTGCCTTTGGATTGGAGAAACCGGTTATTTTCGATTACATGAGTTAGAAACTCTACTAACTCTTTCGCATTTAATGTGATTTGATTACTTGCTCCCATAATTTTAGTTTAACTTGATTCTTGGAAAAAGATCCGGATTGTCTGATGATCTACTTGATAATACCCACAGGATAGGACCCTGGATCTTATCCGTGGGAGCAGGTGCTTCTCCATCAGTTAGATAGATCATGCAGCTGAAGTCCTTCCTATGTTCATTGTAATAGGCTACCGGGGGATCAAATGAGGTTCCCCCTCTGCCATGGATTGCAATCTTGGTCTCATGACCCTTTTTGTAATCAATAATATTCGAGATAGCGGCATCACACTGAACCACTACCACTTCTGTGCCCATACGCATCATATGATGGATCTCGTGGAAGAATTCCTTGAGTTCCTCATTGCTTACAGATCCGCTGGTGTCTACTGCTACCATGATTCTTCTCAGTGGTTTGAGCTTGAGACCGGGCTGATCAATAAAGCGCTTATTATACTTACGATGCAGTTTCTTGGTAAAGACCTTCCGGGATCCTCCTGCAAACCTCCTGAGATAGGCTCTCCAGTTAAACTTAGGCGGTTCTTTAAAGTCCAGTCCATCGAGATACCCGGCTAATTCCCCCGGGACTGTGCCCCTGGATTTCTTAATCTGTTCTGCTACTTCCTTTAAGAGACCATCTACCATCCGATGCATAAGCTTTTGTTCGCTTTCGGTAAGATTCTCAAAATCTCCCCAGTCATGATCACAGGGAGTCGGGATACCTTCTTCACAATCCTTCATCATATCTGCAAGAGCAGGACAGAATTCAGGATCTCCGGGTTTATCATCCTTATGCTCATTAAGCTTGTCGTAATAATACCGGGTACCCATCTTTGGTTTGAGATTTAGTTCTGAATAATCCTTCAGGTATACTCCCCTGGGAGGCAGTTGGGCTACTCCGATCTTATATTCTTCTTTGGTTATCTCACCCTTCTCAAGTTTTGCATTGAGTTCTTTGGCTCTTGGAATATATCCTTCCCGGTAGACTTCCCTGGGCATATTATATGCCGGCAGTGTACCTTCATCGATATATTGATTTATCTCAAGATCCATGGCAATATTAGCCAATTTCTGATTCTCAAACTCATTGTGCCTTTCCAGGTGAAAGAATGCAATATGCAAAGCCTCATGCTTAAGTAGTGCCGGTTTGCACATATCAGCAAGCCCATACCAGAAATAAGGATTAATCATTAGGTAGAAGTTGATTCCGTCCTTATAAACCCCCATGGTCGGTAATCTCTCCGACCATTTCTTGTTGAGCATCATTAGAAACAAACCGTAATAAGCCTCCTGGAGGCATAGCGTCTTGGAGGCTTTCACTAACTTTTCTTGTATTTCGCTTTTGTTTAACACCATTGATTTTGTTAATTTTAAGTAGTTTAAGTTTTCTGTACTTTTCTATAGCCGCCAAGCTAAGTTTTAGTTTATGTTCCGAAGAAAGCTTTTTACCTAACCATGATCGATTAGGATTTTTCTTTTGCGAAATACTCATCTTCTGCCTGGACTCTAAGCTAAAAGTTTTTCCTTTGTGACTATTGCTAATCTTTTGACGAGTCTCAGGCGAAACATAACGACCTATACTAGCTAGTCTAATTTTTTCTTTATGCTCAGTACTAAGAGTACATCCTTTCTTAGCTTTACTTAGGCGTATACAGGAAGTAATAGACATCTTACTATTTTTACCACCTTCACGACAATTAAGACCATGTCTTTTATCTATAGTAGCAAAAAGATTAATGTATTTCTCTTCCCAATAATTAAGTTTAGTCTCACTACATTCAAGAATAATATCAAACTGATGTTTATCTACTCCATACTTTTTTAAGGATCTAAAGAGATGAGTCTGACTTTTACATCGGAGTTTCTTATATCCCTTCCAACGTGAAAGTATATTATGAGATTGACCAATATAAACCTTACCTTTTGGTGAGGTTATTGTGTAAAGACCACATATTTTTTTCATATAATGCTATTTTTTTAGATTAGCAATATACTAATTAATCATGGTTGTTCACAAGTTTCTCCTGGTTGTCTTTCATATTCTACGTCATATTTTAAATTAAAGGTTAGGGTAGTTAGGAACTCGTAATGCCACTGTGCTGTTTGATAGTAGGTAGGTGTTTTCTCAGTCAGGATCCGGCTCATTACAAAATTCAGATCCTCAGGATAGAGATGAAGTAACTGTCCTAGAAAGTAGCCAGTAAATCTCCAATGAGTATCACCGGGGTAAATAGGCCCGAATAATGCAGAATTTTGGATGACTATTTCCTTTAGTTCTGTCCAAAGCACCTTCCTGAGATCATCCCATTCCGCAGGTTGAATTCCGGGATCTTGCTCCAGGTAATCAGACGGAAACCCAGATATCCCGGTCATACCTGCATTCCCGGATGCTCCTCGACTTCCTGGCCACGGTGGAGTAGGATACTGATGTTGCTGTAGAGCTGCTTGGCTGGCAAGAGCCGATATATGTTGCTGCATCTGAGTACTACTCATCTGGGTATAACGCTGCTTATATCCCTGGTTTACCTGGCTACTTATACCTTTTCCCCACTCATACTTAGTACTCATATTAGGCATTTCCATCATGGCTACAAACAGGTAGATCATGTTCATTCTGGAATCCAGGTTCTTAAGCACTTCGTAAACCATAATATGATTGCCTATATCCGGACTCTCCATCATAGATATTAGGGATTGATAGTCTCCCTGGTTCAGTTTCATCTTGCTCCGGTCTTTCTTAACATGCCTGAGGATAATCTTGGTCCTTCGGTGGTTGTTATCTCTTTTCCACATACTCATAATCTCTTGAATTTAGGGATTAGTTTGAAATCGAAGTCTTCTATTAACTTACTGGCCCAGTGAGGAAAGTATTGATAAGACTTGGTTAGCCTATGTTCGATTAGCTCATTGTCCTCCGGATAGAAGACCAGTAACCTAGCAAGCAGCAATGGACCATAGTCTACAATACCATCGGTCAATATCCTAGTGGTAGTGCTGGCCATTAAATCATCCTTAAAGAGATAGTGGTTATCTCTTATGATATCGATGATATACTTGTTGACCCTAACCTTAAGAAGTTCCCAGTCCGGTGTGTTTATACTTTGGTTAGAGATTTTCGGGTCTTGCTTAGTTCCATAAACTGTTCCTGTATAAGTAAGCTTCATATGAGGAAAACTTCCTGGCCTATTCATTGATGCTGGAGATGCGTTTCTCATACCGGGAAATTCGATAATAGCCAAGACCAGATAGATCAGGTTTCTCTGCACATCCAGGTTCTTTAGAACCTCGTAGGCCATCACATGATTACCGCTATCATTGCTTATGAACATCTCCTCTAATGTTTCATATTCCTCTGGGGTAAGTTTGACTGCATCCGAGGATTTCTGGATATTCAGAATTAGTGTGGTTAACCGGTGCTTTCTCACCTTGGTCCACGGGATTAAAATCTTCATCGGTACCTCCTTATATAATCAGCGATTAATGTTGCATCTACCTTAGGCATAAGCCCACTTAAATCCTTTACAATAATTACATTTCCCATCTATTGTTTTTTTAATATTAGTAGGTGTAGCACCCAATGCTTGTGAAGCCATAGTCATTGAATCCCATATTTTGATAAGTTCGCCGGTATACATGTTAAGCTGCTTAACTTTTCTACGACATTTTAGATTAGGTTTACCTTTCTTAGCTTCACTAATATGTTTACTATGTTCAGGAGTCCTAATTTTGTTACGCATTAACTCTTTAGTTTCTTCAGATACCGGTTTACGTGGTTTTCCTCTCATAACTTCTGGTATTTTTATTCCTTTGCACCAAGGGATTTGTCCCTTTTTGGATTTAGATAGATTGTCAAAAACGATTTTCCTAGCTTCCGGAGACCTATTAGCAATAGTAGCTCTAAACCTGCTTTGGCTGATAGCTTTCTGTTCAGGGGTTCTTTCCTTTAAAACTTTTCTAAGATTCCTACTAATTCTAGCATTAACCTCAGAACCTAAATTTCCTCCTTGACCACCGCAGGCTATATTATAAGAGATCTTCCGGTTATTAGCATCAAGTTTAGTAATCCATGCTATTTCAGCAGAGCTTAATTCTTCTAAGGAAGTACAGTACTGAAGAATCTCTTTCTTGAAATTCTCCTTACCGTATTTCTTAATAGCATTAAGAAGAGCTAAACCCGAGCCTAGATAGGAAGGATTGTTTCTACTATCCTTTCCTATGTAAAACTTGTTGTTAATTAAATTAGTAGTCTTATATATTATCATACCTAAATATAAGAAAATACTTCTTTAGCTACAAGAATTTCCTAGCAAAAAGAGCTATAAGAGTGGCATCTACTAAGCCGTCATGAGCTTTAGTAGCTCTGTCCCCGAAGGTAAGTTTCAGGTTAGGATAGATCTGTTTGATCTTTTCCAGGGCCATGGCTTTGGTATCGACTCCTTTACCACCTTTCTTAATGATCTTATCGATTCCCTTGAACATCTCTCCCTGCCATTCCTTGGGAGGGATCTCCCGGTAAGGGAGTCCCAGACACTTGCACATGACAATCATACCTTCTGACTGCCTGCCCATGCTCATGGCTGTAGCCTTAGATGATTGGAAGATCTGTCCCAGCTTTTCAAAGCCCACGAAACATACCCCGTGATACTCTTCCAGGATAGTCTTAAGCTTATCCCAATCTATGTGTTTACCTACTACAGGTATAGGATACCAGGTAGATTCATCATTCCTAAGGATGCATATAGCACCGTTTAGACCTAGATCTATACCTATAGTCCAGATATGTTCACTCATCGGTTTCAGTAGTTTGTTTAAGTTTGAGTTTAGATAGTTGACAGTCAGGAAGGTCAAGATCATCTCTTTTTCCGATATACACAGGCTGATACAAGCTGCCCCCGGGAAAGAAATACAGGTATTTAATCTCTACGATATCCCGTACTGCAGGGATCTGTTGGTTAGGATAGATAGTTACATTACCTACCTCTACTAACTTCTGGGTAATACCATCATCAACAAATACTCCCAGGGAGACGGATCTCTTGGATTTATGTACCCCGGTGACTACACAGCTAGCAGTCTCCACGAACTTGAATTTAACCTGAGGTCCACCACTGTTAGGTCTACCGGCCGTATAAGGAGCATCCAGTCTTTTGAATACAATACCCTCGGCCTTGTTAGCCTTAAGTTCTGCATAGACCTGTCTCTTGGATTCCTCTGAATGAGCTGTTTCAGCCAGTTCCAATACCTTGGAAGGTACCCACATAGTCATTAGCATCAGGAATCTATTGAAGTAATCTGCCTTTGAATTAAGCATATCAAAGATGACAACTCTATCTCCCAGGTCTTCTCCGTCCAGGATAGTTCCTTCGGGCCACTCCTGAAGCACTTCCAACACCTCATCAGTAATATCTACCTTAAGGCCTTTACGGTTAGCTCCATAAGACTGAGGACCTTGACAGAACAATAGTCTCCGTCTCCCATCAAACTTCTCCTGGGCTAGCCAGTCATCGTCTTTGAGATACTTCTCCAGTTCTGATTCTTCAATAGGATTTAACAACTGTGGTCTTACACCGGTATCCTCATGATCACTACCGATAGCCCCCTGAAAAACCCTTCCCGAAGGATCTTCAGTATACCCTTTGGCTTTCTTTTCCTTAACCAGCTTGTCATAGGCTGCTTTAGCCTGTTCATAGCTTACAGGTGCCGGGGTCTTACTTCCGGTAGACATACCGGCTCCCCGCCTGCCATAAGCGAAGTTCACTACCCAGCCGTCTTGCTCTTTCTTAAGTTCCGCTCCATAGACCTTGTCTGAAGAGCCTTCTCTATAATAGAGGTTTGTCTGTTCTTCTTTCATTTTTGTTGAGTATTATACCATTTAACAAATTCAATCACACATTGCCAAAGAGCTTCTATTTTAGAAGACCCGTTAAAAAAGGCTATGGTAGTACCAGTCTTAGTTTCGATTTCAGATACATGCTCAGTTTTAGACCTACCGTTAAGAGT